GCTCTAAACCTATGAAACGATGTGGAATGTTTGAGTTACGAAGCAACCAGTGCTTCTTAACGGGTGACAGACTGTTGACGTCGTACATTAGTTATAAGTGTCCTCAAACTCGTACTCGTAGACCCCGCCGTAGCGAAGTCCTAAATGTGTAAACCATGAGCCAATAAGCAACATAGTGTCTCCAAAGAAACGAAGAAATTTGTTATCTGTTGGATATGTAAGAAGTTCTTGGTCCATCTTCGCCATTATGCGTCAACCTTGTACTCAAGAACTCCAGCAAGTGCTACTGGCTTACCTGTCTCTTTGTTTTCCTTTGTAACAGCCATCTTGACTGACTTACGAGGTGTGTGCTTCAAGACCATTGTCTTGACCCAACGCTTTGCTGCTGACGCATTCTTCCAAGAAGAGTATTCGCTAATACCTTCTGCTGGTTGAATTGAGTTGATGCCTGTTCCTGCTTCCTTCTGAACGCTAACGATTGCTAACCAACCGCCAGCCTTCTCAGGATTTAGTTCGATAGTTGCAACAAACTTTGCCGCTACTTTTTTCGCCATTTGTGGATTCCTCCTGTGATTAGGTTTGATACTACTAGTGTTGAAACGATAATGAATAAATACCCAAGTATTTCTTTCATAGGTCTTTCCAATGTTCCATTATTGCTTTTCCTTCTTCTGTTATCTGAAAACGTGCTTCTAAGTTTTCGTCATAGGTAACGTTGATAGCGCCTTTTTCAAATAAACTCAACAACGCTTCTGTTAACTCATCGTTTGTCACTGAGCCTCTTCTCGTGACGCTCTAACTGTGCACGACCAGAGAGTGAATTCTGGAAAGTACGTCCGTCACTTGCAATCAGCCTAGCAGAAGTTGGCTCTGTGTCTAATTTGGCGTTGACTCTGCCGAGGCCGAGGTTTTCTCTTGCTTGGTTCATCTTCTTGCCAAAAGAAGATAGGAACATCTTGTAGAGGAACGGTGCCTCGTCGCCAATATTCCTAAAGTTACTTTCATCCGCCATGAACAGGCGTAGCAACTCTAGTTCGATGAGTGGGGTGGTCTCGTATTGCTTTCTAAACTTTGCGAGTGCTCCTGATAACGTCTTGACGTTGACAGTTCCTGGAAGGAGGGGGTACTTGCGACCAACTTGGAAACTAAACTCAGCAGCAACGTCCATCGGTGTCCACTCGTGCTCTGGGCGGCGACCTCGTGTCTTAGGGTCGGAGCGACGTATCTTGGGCTGTGGGGCATCTTTGGGTTCAACGAGTCCAAAGCCTGCCAGATTGTCTCCATCATCTTCATATTTTCTCATAGGGACCTGTATTTCTTTGAGTTGAATCTTCGATTCAGAGTCTTTTAATTTATAACTAGATTGGCTATTAGGTACTAATGGCTTATTGGCTATATGGCTATTACGACTATTAGTCACCTTACCAGGTGTTGGGTGGACATTAGAGTTCCCTGCTGGGTGGACAGTACGATTCCCTATCTTGATTAGGGATGGACCCTGGAGTCCACCCCCCTTCTTCATCGTTGTCCTTGAAATGAACCCAGCCTCTTCTAGGGCTTTGAGGCCCCTTCTGACGGTCTTCACATGTACGTTGCCACTCGGTACACACAATTCACCTGCGGAGATGCGTAGGGAGCCTCTGGAGCCCGCTAAATGGCATAGCACGGCTAAGAGACGGAACTGGTAATCGGTCAGGTTGGCTGAATAAGCCTCTGGTGGCATTTGCACGGGCTTAGTCTAAGTCCTCGTCCTTAAAGGGGGAGACGTCACGCTTGGTCTCTGCATCCATGATGTGTTGGGCTACTGCCTCGCTTATGGAGTCCATAACCGTTTCCGCCACAAAAGCAGCCAGCAAATCTACAAACATTCCTAGGTGCTTGTGCATAGCGTCGTGAAGGTCACGGCTGTCCATACCCTCGTACTCATCTGGCTCAAGTTCAATTGGGTCAAGTCCGTCTGTGATATCCCAAACGTCAATGGCAAGGTCTTCAACTGAGTGCAAGGCAAAATGGGCCTGCGGCGAATCATCCCACACAATGCCAAGTGAGTCGTTTGCGTTCAACTGACGAAGTACTTCTTTGACAGGGTTGTCTGTGAGGATAATGTCATCTGCTTGATTAAGGAGACCTTCAAACCCATTTGCGTTAGGGAAGAAACAGTGAACTTCAATGTTGTTTGCTTGGCACGTTTCAATAACACTTTGAGTAAAGAGGCTATCTGGCTTTATCAAGGGAAGAAAAATTATTGGTTTATCTTCTGCATACATTTGGATTAACTCTTGAATGCCAAGTGTTACGTCAACATCTTTGAAAGATATAACTGCAATGTTCATAGCGCCCTCTTTATAGTCGGGGTAGTCGTGGTGTTACTACCTGTGCTGGTTTGTTGAGTTGTTTCCCAATGTAGAGCGCAACAAAGATTGATGATGGAACTGCTACTACAAGTGAAGTGTCCCAATAACCTAGCAGATAAAATCCGCCAATGCTAAGGGGTAGAGTTAAGAACTTATTGAGTGAAGCCCGTGAAACAAAGCCTAAATCAATCAGTTCTAGGATATAAGTGAGAGCCATGCCCACCATTAAAGAAGCAAGGATATAGTCAACCATGAGGCAGAGCCTACACGTCTAAGTTGGTATATTCCAATCCTGCAGGGGTAATAATGCGCCACCAAGCGTTCAGAGGAACCCAATCGTTTAAGGTTTGGGCAAGGCGTAGAATCTTAGTAGATTTATTTGGGTAGTAAAGGCTGGCTGACTCGTGTGCCGTTCCTTCCCAAATTGCCCCTATCAACTCTGGCATAGAGCCATCGAAGTAGTCTGTTGGAGCAATCGTGTCTTGCGCCATTACCATATCTATGTAAATGGTTCCAGCAGTTCCTTCGTACTTAACCTTTACGTATGTTGCTGTTGAATCAGTTGGAATAAGGATAGAGGTGTAGGTTCTTTCCCACGTGTCCGTTACTTCTTGAGAAACAGTTTCAGAATCTACAAGGTCATCATTAGCATCATATACTTCTAGAGTGACATCTACATTCGTTATATTTGCTGATTTCATATACTGAGAAACGTTAAAGTAAATACCTGTTTCTACAGGAAAACTTGAGTCGCAGTCTAATGTCCAAGCACCTGAAGCAACAAACTTTCCGCTAGATGAACCTGGATAACCTATCAGTGAAACATCTGCATCTTGGGTAAATGTTAAGCCTGTAAGAGTCCAATTGCTATCATCTACTTCAAACGATGGGTTTTCTACATAATTTTCTAGTGTTGGAGCAAGGTTAATTGTTACAGCCCGTGCTTCGTCATATTCCACAAAAGGAGTAGCGCCAACGTAAACCATGTCTACAAAATATGTAGTTGCTGTACCAAATAAAATATACAAAACTACATAGGAAGCATTGCTTGGAGATGTGTTTGTTTTACTAACTGTTTGCCAAGAATTTGTAGCAGAAATTGCTTGTGTAACATTTGAGATTACAGTTCCATCTTTATCGTAATATTCTATTTTTAACGTTGCGCTACCACTTGCTGGGCACTTTATGTTTGCCCTGTATACGTACTCGGTACTTGGGCTTATTGGTATTCCTTGTTTAATTGGAGCACTTAATCCTAAAGAAATACTGGCACTAGTTGTTGCTGCTATAACTTTAAGGGTATAAACCAAATCAATAGAGTTATCAGCATTATCTGGAACCATCTCATCAGTTGATGAAATTGTTGCACTAGAAGCAGCCCAACGTCCAACGCTTTCATAGAAGGTAGAGTCTTGAATAGTAAGCATTAAATTGGGAGAAACAGTAACTGTTGGAGCAAAACCAGTTAGTGACTCTGCGTAACTTGATACACCTAAAGTTGTGCCTTTATTTCCGTAAAGAGGTATTGCTTCACGAATAAGGGCACGTTGCCTAAGCATAGGTAGGTTTGGCTCAGGGTTTAACCCAACGTTTAAAACTTCTCCAGGAATAGTGTTGTAGTTTGAACTTTCTAAGTTATGTGCAGGACGTGCTAATGCAATTTCTGTCAACATTTGCTCGTAAGAAAACGCCAAGCCGTCTAAAAATTTGTATAAGTCTGACGCTTCGTCAATAACTCCTAAAGGACTTAACACAGAACTAGTTAGCACACGTGGTAGCAAATCCATCATTTTTGTAATTGCTCCAGTATTTTCTGGGACAACATCACTTATCTGTCCTGCTATTACCCAAACATCTTCATCAGTGTATAGAAAAACACGATAGTAAATATGGCGACCTGTATTAATAGGTATTTCGGTTGGGTTATCTACTCCATCTAAGAAAGATGAAGCAGCAACAGAACCTTCAAGACTTGACCCATCTAATGAGTTTTGCTCATAGATAATAACTCCATCTTCAGAAGTTTCAGGCCAAGCATTTTGATTACGAACAACACGAAAACGAGTAAAATCACCAATAGGCAATTGCCACGTTACAAACACTTGATTAAATTGAACTACGTTGATACCCATAGGTTCAACTGAGTACGCAAGTTTAGGTGTTAGACCGTATCTATTAACACCATATATGGAATATCCATACTTTGACATTTAATGCCCTTCTTTATGCGCCCATCATCATTAGGACAAATTCGTTTGCTCCACCAGAACTTTCGGCTACTGTAGCCCAAGAAGCATTAGTTCCATCTGTTGTTAAATACTTTCCACTGTTACCAGACTGTGAAGGAAGACCAGTAAAAGTTGTCCAAGCAAAATCGTAATCGCTACTTGAAGATTTTACAAGAACTTGACCAGAAGTACCGCCAGTAGGTGTTCTTGCTGAGTAAGCAACATTTAAACCGTACTCAATGTTTGCAAGACGGTCTTTTAGGCTATCCCAAGTGTAAGAAATAGTAGGACGGGTAAACGAACCAGTCCAACCAGAACTAAGAGTTAAGTATGTTCCAAGAACTGTTTGAACAGAGTTAACCTCGGCACGAAGAATGTTAACGTGGTCAGCCAAAATGGTGTCCGTAAAGTTAACAACGTCAGACCCGAAGTTACGTACAGAACCTGGGTATAAGGGTGATGTTGGCACTAGGTTATCCTCTCAATATCAATCTGTATTTTCTCGTCTTTACCTTTAATTTACTGCCTTAACTACGGGTGGCTATGGCTAATGTTTGCTTTTTGAGTGATTTGACTCTCCAAAGAAGCAATTCTGGTTTCATGGTCTTTTAACTCATTTGCCATAGCGATTAAAGTACTCATTAAATCAATCTCCGTTGTTCCATCAACTTGTTTTACAGTTTTGACGTAATCAGTCAAGGTAGAGATATTTACAGAGTTAGGAAGAGCCTTGATGTAAAGGCGCTTGCTTTCTCCTTTGTGCTTCCCAAACGAACCAGACCATGTTGGATACTCGTGGTCTCCTGCTTGAAAGTGAACCCAAACACCTTGACCAATTTCAGGAACTTCAGTGCTTATGTTTGCAGGTTCTATAGGCCACACCCAGTCAGTAAAATGCCCAACAGAAGTAGTTAACTCTACTTGTAGCCTTCGTTGTTTTTTAGGGTCCCTATTGTTGACAACTGTAGCCCTATAGACACCAGAAAAAGTTTGGCTTCCTGTTGACATTAAGAAAGAAGTCCTATGCTGATGTTATCTTCTTTAATACGGAAAATTTCATCTGGGTCTCCAACTAATGTGTTTAAACCACTTCCCAAAGGTCTGTGTAAATTGATGAGTTTAGCAATTTTGATACCAGTAACGTTGTTGTTTAACGTTGTCTCAATGTCTTGAACATAGATTGTTTGACCAAAAGTGTTGTAGTAATACCCGTAAAAGTTTGTAAGAACAGATTTAATAGACGCTTCAACTTCTGCTGTAGTGTATTGAGGCTGTTTTGCGTACTGAACGGTAAGAACAATGTCTACATACACAGGAGGTTGAACAGTCAATGAAGTTCCAATAAGAAGATTTGGAGCCAAAGCGGTCTCTACATCTGAAGCCAAAGTGTCGTACTCAATTGTTGTGTCTTGGTTTTCGTCAAGTCCTGGCTGTAAATCTGGGTCTCCTTGGTTACGTGATGGCGCAACGTAGAGTGTTACAGAAGTCCAAATGTCTGAAACTGCATTTGCTTTACCGCAGTTTGTAACTCCAAGAGCAAGGCTATTAAAATCTTGCAAAGTAATTGCACGAGTGTTTGCTCGAAGAGTCAATGGCGCAGCATAACGAATTTCTTCTAAAGATTCTGGGTCAGAACCACCAAACCCTACTTCGTCATTAGTAACAGTTATAATTGCTTGGAAAGCAATCAAATCATTTGTTGAAAGCCCTGGAACATACTCTATGTTTGTAAGAATTCCAGTAGTAACGTTACCTAGAACACCACCACCTACAGTGTAAAGAACTCTAATCTCTGAAAAATTTACTGGTATTGCTCCAGATACACCGTCTCCAAAGTTAACATAAAGGTTGTTGTCTCCATCACTTGTTACGGTAAACACTTGGTCAAAAGGATTAGCATCTACTAAGTGCTGTACTTGACGCCATTTAGAATAAGAAGCACCACCTTGAACGTATACTTCTAGCGTACCGTCAACCGCTGGGTTTTCTCCCAACACAAAAG